CCTTGCATATCCTGCTAGGTCTGTATGCTCTTCTAGTCGAACATACTTGTGGCTTTCTCTACTGTACAGCTTGTCATAAGTGTACTGCGAACATAATACAAACTTCATCACTTATCTCCCATATCGTATTTAATTTCTTTAAGAACAAGATAGCTGATTCCAAACAGCATGTAAAGCATATATGTTGGAAGGGATGTCCCTGTTGTCAACACTGTTACAAGCCAAATAATAAATGTAGGTACTATTGCTAATAAAAGATTAATCATTGTACATTCCTTAATAGAGATTTACGTTTGTAGTTCAGCACTTCGGAGATAGAACTTGGGCTAACACCAAAGGCTTCTGCTATCATCACTTGAGGAAATCCTAAAGATTTCCAAAGATGTATGACTTTGTGGTCTCTCTCCTTCAGCTTACAGTTCCAGTGCCTATCTCCACTTGGGGGTTGTAATAACCCCTCCTTCAGTGCGTGTTGCTTATTACCTGAACTGGTACACCACTCAAGGTTGTCAGACGTATTGTTAGCCTTATCCCCGTCTAAGTGGTTAACTTCATTCTCTTCTTCTTTGAGTTTCGGCACGAAGGCTTGTGCCACCAACCTATGTACCCTGAAGCTTTTAGAAACCCCTTTATGAGATAGGTTTACTTTCTTGTATCCTAAAGCAGTTGTAGTTTGCTTAAGAACCTTACCTTCTCGTGAATATCTCCTGCCTTTACTATCCCTAACTTCTTTAGGAAGAGAACGGACTTCTCCTCTATTACTTACTTCGTAAAGCCCTTCATATCCTATCACAGGGAGCCATAAAGTCTTACTTACCATAACGCCTCTCCAAATAATCTAAACTGACAAACATAGGGTTGAAACTTCCATCTTTAACATTGTGCTTGACAACAATGCCCCTCCAGTGGTGATTCCCCTGATGTCCTTTATACTCTTCATCATGTGGATAACAAGCACCTGCTACAATACCCCACTGTTGTGCACCACTTGCAGGAAGAAACCTTGTTGTCACATCGAGTGTTTGCTTGTGGCCTACACAGAAACTCTCTCCTACATGCTTGAGAATGTTCGCTGCTGCTCCCCCATAAGGTTTTCCACTAAAAGGGTTTGCCATGAAGTGACAGTACGTAACACCATTTATGATGACAGGTTTTAAGTAGTCATGTACTTCCCATCCCATAAACTCATATTTCAAGTTATCATAAGAGAGGAAGCCATGCAACTCAGGATTAGCGTTCACATGCCTCATGATACGTTCTTCATGATTACCGAGAGTTAATACCATACGGGGCTTGTACAACTTCTTCTTATTCTTTAGCTGTCTCTGCTGTAAGTCATAGAGAGGTTGTAGTAGCAGCCGCATACCCTCAATACTTGCATCAATATCCTGCTGGACTCGCCTCCCTTCAGAAGCTCGTTTCCCTTTGTCATAGATAGAGAGGGAAGGCATATCAGCATGGTCTCCAATATGAACGATAACTTCAGGGCGCTTGTCTACAATGTACTCCCCTATCCAAGAGAGATAGGACATATCAATATTAGGCTTACACTGTGTATCAGGAATCATTAAGTGTGTGACATTACTTTTAGCCTTACTACTTGTTCTAATACTAATCATTACTATACCCCTCTGCTATATCAAAAGCTTCATCTAAACTCAATGTAGGAATATCCTCTGGCTCTAAGCTAGGCAATAGGTCTAGTTGATATTGTTTGAGTTCTTGTTCAAGTAAGTCGTAGTCCTCTGATGCAATCAGGGATAGCCAATAGTTAACATCCTCTAGCATTTTTACGTTCCTCTTGTGTACGTACTTTGTGGCAAGATTTACACAGCACTCTTAGATTGTCCTTCTCGCAGAAGAGTCTCTTACAGAAGCCAGCTAAGTCTTCATAGCTCTTCAAACTGCCAGCACTTTCTATATGGTCTACTTCTACTTCTTTTGTCTTAAACCATTGCTTGCAGTCTGCACAAGGATACACCCACTTAGTTCTCTTGTCATCCCCCTCATAGGGCTTTCTCACTTCCTGTAACACTTGAAAGCGTACAGGGTATTTGCTCCAAGCTCTACGTAAGGCAGAGCGTATGAAAGACCAATAGCGACTGTCCGACCATCCACAATCTTTCGCGGCTTTTATTTTATTCGGTCTTGGTGTACGTGGCATGATTTTCATCTCCTAAAATTACTTCCTGTATGCCCTCAGAGCTAACCATGTATAACTTCCCCTCCCTCGCTATAATAAAAGCTCTGTCTTCTTCCGGCACATCCGCGCTATCTAAAGCGGCAGTAGTCTTCTCAATGTCTCTCAGGGTGCTTGCCATTTCACTAGCTCTCCATTCCGTTTCTCTCTAATCATATAAAGTAGATTGGCATTCTCTATCAATCTCTCTTCGGGGTTTTCAAATGCTGCTTCATATTTCTCCTTAACCACATCATAACATTCCTTCTCTGTCTCACACTCTTTGAGCGCATTGTAAGCTCCTATATCTCCACAACGAGGAACACCAAAGATATTGTCTGTACGGTCTCCTATGAGCATCTGAGCATAGAACCACTTCATACCAGTGCCTACAAGCTTTTTCTTCTCTGTAAGCTCTAGGCTCCCCTCATGTGTAATGTATCGTAGAGGTATCTCAGGGGAGTTGTGTGTAGCAAATTTGTAGTGCCACCCCTCCACTTGCCATAAGTCCTTGTCTATAGTTATCCCTATAGTGTTCTTGTTTCTAGTGAGGTGCATTGCGTAAGCATCGTCTGCTTCATAACCTTCCACCACTTTACAATTGTGTAGAGCAACGAGATAAGAACGTATATCCCCATGCCATTTAGGTTTTGGTTTTGTTCTCTGCCCTTTATAGGGGTGAGATACAGCAGCTTGTTCTCGGAAGTTATTCTTTCCTGTAAGGTAGATGATGTAGTTATATGTACCAAACTTCTCAAAGAACTCTGCTATCCAACTATCAATATCGTGTTCAACGATATACCACTCTTCTGTCTTCTCATGCTTGAAGCCCTTCTGGTAACAGATGAGGTCTCCATCAAACACAAGGAGTGTTTCATTGTTTGGAAACTCGCTCATACCTACTCCTTATATAATAAACTCTAATGTAAGCAAACACTGTAAGGAAGGCTGTAACAGCAGTTCCTATGTATAAGCTGTTCGTCATTTCCAGTACATCTATGCAGAGCCATATCCCTACTAAACTCAGAGGGTAGTTGGTGATAAGCCCTGCTAGTACATGCACTGCTGATTCTTTAGCTACAGACACAGTCTATCTTTCAAATTCGCTACACGAAACTGAGCATTAGCAACATCTAAATAAGCTCTCTCTCGTTGCTCTTGTGTCTCTGCTTGTTTATATTCAAGCTTGGCTCTCTCTAAGCACACTTCCTCAAACTCAAGCTTCTCTTTAATATCTTGTTCTGTCTGCACATCATTAGGGAATGCAAACCAATTAGGCATAGCTGTCATTATAAATCCTCCTCAGCTTCTTCAATGGGGAAATACTTGTTGTCAATACACTCTTGTAATGTCACTACTCTTATTTGGTCTTTATACTTATCTAACAAACCTTGCAGTGTACCCCTTCCTGAAGCCCCTGAAATCCCCTCTGAAGAGATATTACAACTATAGACACTACCACTCCTCCCTATGAAAGAAATCATTCCTGAGTCCATTACAGCGCGTTCTATACCACTATTCATACGCCAACTATCTCCGTACAAGTACGAACCACCCCATGTACCAAATACTTTGTAGAAAGTTTCCTCTTCATCAGGATTTATTTCTAACAAGGTAAATTTATCTGGATGATATTCACTCATTATAAATCCTCCTCTTTAACAAACACACCATCTCGCATTTGCCCCTTACGGTCTTTAATCTCATCGTAAGCCATAGCGAGGCACACTTCTAAGTCTAGGTCTAATTGTTCTGCAATGATTGTCAATACAACTAAACAATCTCCAATGCTGTCTGCTTGAACACCTCGTTTGTTCTTAGCAATTCCAGAAGCAAGCTCTCCCATTTCTTCCATAAGCTTTAACATCTGTGCTTGTGGTGTACTGCCGCCTATTAAGTTACGAGCGTAAGCCCAATCCAGTATCTTATCTAGTAAACTATTCATATCTTCTCCTTATAGAGAAGGGGCTATATGCCCCTGCTTGCTCTTTCAGTATTTTGAAACTCTCCATGATACTTATCTCTTGCTTCTTGTGCAACAAGCTCTGCAAGCTCTAAGTCGTCATATAACCCTAAAGAAATTCTCTTACCTTTGTAGCCCAAGCGCACACGCCATTTATCTCCAAACTTAGAGACTCCTTGAACCCCACTAACCCCTTTCTTTGCAAGGATGTTGTAAGAGTTCTCTTGGTGTGTACATCCTCGTAGGTTCTCTATACGGTTATCTTCCTTAATCCCGTTAATGTGGTCTACTTCTTCGGGGAAGTAGCCATGACAGAGAGCATATATAATCCTATGTGCCTTGAATACTCTCCCTTTAATCTCAAGGTGAATATAACCTTCCCCGTTAGGTCTATTCTTGATAGGTGTATCTTTAGCATTCTTGTGGCGGTTAACTTTATTAAAAAGCTGACCATCTTTGTAATAGAAGAGACCCCGAAGGGTCTCCAAGTCTGGACTAGATTGGCATGTCATCGTCATACCCCATTTCTACTTCCTCATCGTATTCTGGCTCTTTCTTCGCTGGCTTCTTGGTTTCCTTAAAAGGAGGCTTGTCCTCTTTAGCAAGCTTCTCTGCCTTCTCCCAGAACTTAGCCAACTGCTCACGAGACTTGTGGTATCTAATAAGCCCCTCTGTCACTTTAGCATCATCCATCATATCCTCATGGGTGAACTCAAGTGTGTGCATAAGGTAGTTACCTGCATTACCTAGTGCAGCAGGATTTACAAAACTGCCCCCTTGGGACTGTTGCTTAGGAGCAGATTGTTGTCGTGGTGCAGGAGCTTGTGCGCCTTCCTTGTTTGTAATAGTGAATGACTGCTTCTTAACATTCTTGAAGTCACCATTCTGGTCGTACATAAACTCCACTTCCATTCCTTTCTGAAGCTCCACCCAATTAGCACCATCCTTGATGTTAATCACAGGCTTCTTGATTGCTCCATACGAGAACCAATCCTCTCCTATCTTTAGATTAGCTCGATGTGTATTTCCAAATCTATCTGGCTGTGGTAGTTCTTTAACACTGATTGCTTCAATAATTCCTGAACATGCTGGCATAATTATTCCTCATCACCTTGTTTAAAAATAGAAAGAGAATCTGCTTCCATCTCTTGTATCACTTCATGTATCTCTTCTGCACCAAGCAGTGTATAGATACTTCTGATTTTGTCAAGCAGTTTGAAGTAAATAATTGTTGTTTCTCCCTCCTCCACAATGTATTCAATGTCATAGGGCTTAACATAATGTTTTATGTTTGTACCCTTCTCTGGTATTGCTATAAAAATCTTACTCATTATATTCCTTATCCACGCTATCAGTAACTTCTTTCCAAGAGACCTTCTGCATTATAGATGCTACAGTAGGTCGGGGCATCCCCACTCTCTCCCCTGCCTTACTCTGACTCATTCCTTGCTTACAGAGCCTATAAACCTCCCTTACTTGCTCCTCTGAGTAACGAGACAAGTTGCTAGAGATTCCCTTTTTTGTGACCAAAGCCCCCTCACGTACTGCATGGAGGGAGTTTTCCGAATAGGTCGCCCATTCAAGGTTAGACACACAGTTATTTGTTTTGTCAAGGTCAAGGTGGTTCACACAGGGTTTACCCTCAGGGTTCGGTATGAAGGTGTGTGCAATAATCCTGTGAACTGTAAAGGCTTTTGATACATTGTCTTGCTGAATCCTCCACAGACAGTACCCCTGACTGTTTTTGCAAAAGCTATATATCTTTTCATCCCTTGTCACTTCATGCACACCAAACTGGTTAACTGTCTGAGTGCTGTGCCTTACTCTCTTTATTCTGCCTAAGTTGGAGGCGTAATACAACGGAGGAAGGTCTCTATATGTAATCAATTTCCAAAATTCTTTCATCATCATTACCTTTATTTACTCTACCTGATGACTACTATATACAACTTGCTAGTGGACAGAATACCAATCCTTTCCGATAGCGCCTTCCCCTTGTTGCTCTATAGCCAGCTTAAAATGGCGCCCTGCATCCCTTATTGAATTTTCCATTATCGTTTTTACCTCCTCCGCTATATGGGGCGAACATTCAACAGTCACCTCATCATGATAGAAACAGACTTGTTTCCAAGACACACCCTCTTCGGCTATTTGAGAGAGTCTTCTATTCATGAGTATCGTTGCATAGGCCATTGTCAGGGCTTCATCTGATTGTAGCATGAATACTAATATGTCTTTCTCATTACGTATTAGCACTTGTCTACCATCCAAACCCCTCACCTTACCATTGTAGAACTCTTGTCTCTCAAACTCCCTGCCATTCTTCTTAAACTTCACAGTTCTCATCTTGGCAGACTTCATCCATTCTTTCTTCAAGTGTTTCTCTAGTTCTACCTGAGCCTTGAACACTTCATCAAGAGCAGCACGTAGCTTCTCACCAAGCTGTTTAGCCCTACCTTCATTAACAATCCCTGCCATAGTGCCAAGTTTTTTATTACCAGCGTTGAACTTGTACGCGTAATTGAAGTTCTTTGCTCCCCCACGAGTAATAAGAGGGAGTCCTTCTTCTTCAAACACTTTGTTAAGCTCTTGCATGGCTCTTGTATGGGAGTCTGTGCCTTTCTTCTTATCCCCATGTAGAATCATCTCTTCAAACAATTCATCATGTATCCCTGCATCCCTAGCACGAGCAATGAGCATTCTATCTTGACAGCTTGCAGCATCCGCACTCACTAACACCATACCTTCTTCAGCTATGAAGCATCTTCTCATTTGCTTGCCAAAGAAGCTCTCAGCATTAGGAACATTCGCTATGTTTGCATGACGTACACGATAAGTATCAGCAAAGCCACTGACACGAGATTCAATACGCCCATCACTACGTACCCTTTCCAACCAGCCTTGGATATTACTTTGTCTATGTCTGCATTGTACTCTCTTGCATAGTAGCCTACCCACTTTGCCGTCAATACCAAAGAACATGTCATCAGGACTAAGCTTAGGACCAGTGCGCTTAGGATTCCCATCTTCATCTCTCTCCACTTTAGAATAGTTGTATTCTTCTGGTTGCCACCCAATATCCAGAAGCCACTCTTTCACTTCTTTGTTACTGTTTAAGCTCACTTTCCTAAATGTGATTCGACAGAAAGGACCACCAATAGTAGAAGACTCTAGTGTAGGAGCTTCCTTTGCTATCCATTTATCTAGCCGAGCATTGAGACTTCCTGCCTTAGTGAAGGGATTTTGAAAGCCTTGTGACTCACCGCTATCATCAACCCTATCTTCTTTAATCAGAGGGAGGACAGGAACATAAGGGTCTAACACTTTGTCTATCCACCCCACCCACTTATCAAGCTGTTTGACATATCTCTCACAGCGAGGAATGTCTAGCTTCCATCCATGCTTCTCTTGCCTACTGATACACTCCATGAAGTCCATAGTGAGCCATACAGCCCTTGGAGGGAATGTATTAGGG